CAGCCCAGCATTACTTAGAGTCAGAAGAAAAGCAACCAGCTATTGATCAATTAGCATTGGAAAATGTTAATGAAGCTAGTCATGCTAAAATTCAAAAAGCTCATGGCTTAGTAGTTGATAAAATGAAAGAATTAGCTAAATTATATAAAGCTGGAGATCATTCTGTTGTTGCTCAACTAAAAGACTTGACTGATAAGAAAAAGAAACTAGAGGCTGATTTAGAAAAAGCAGTAGCTGGAATTGGTGTTGGTCAAGAATATGACGATACAGTTAATGAGCAAAAAGCCACCTGCTGCGGTAAATGTGGAAGAGTTCATGTTAAAGGAACCGAATGCAAAAGACCATTCTTAAAAGGAAAAGATCACTGCAGATACAACTAATATGAAAGTAAAAGACCTAAAGAAACTAATCCTAGAAGCCTACGAAGAAGTTCTATTAGAATCTCTTTGGCAGGAATTAGAAGAAGCTGAAGCAGAAGAAGAACCTCAACCTGAAGAAGAAGGAGAAGCACAAGGTCCTGTCTTAGAAGATGCTACAGATACTATATTAGGTAAGTTTCCTACATTGCGTCAAGCATTAGTAAAATTGCAGACTGAAGACTTCAAAGAGTTTGTTGACTCAATAGACTGGGTTTCTCCACGTCCAACATCTTTCCGTATCAACTTAAAGAACGGACAAGATTATATTTTAAAATGGACAGGTAAGACTTTTGAAGCTCAAATCTTGGGAAAGAGATACTTACTATCAAACATAGCTGATTTTCAGCAAGCATTAGATAAATTAGCGGTTCTTTATAAAGAAGCTCCTATGTCTGGAGCCGGTACTGGTGAGCCTGCTGAACCTGCTGACACCGGAGGTGGTGGAGGCGGAGGAGGAAATTTTCCTGGTGAAGAAGGCGGGGCTGAAGGAGGAGAAGAAGCAGGAGCTGAAGCACCTGATACAGGAGAAGAAGGAGGAGAAGATCTAACCGGAGAACCAATCGATTTTGAAGAACCAGGAGAAGAACCTGCAGCATAATGAATATTACAGATAAGCTATACACAGAATGGGCCTGGAGAACTAGAACAGGCGTACCGGATATCAACAATCCAGAAGATAAAGCTATACTAGACACTCTAATATCTGAATTAACTAGACAAGTTAAAGAAGAAGAAGAAAAACAAGCAACTATTTCAAGAGAAGAAATTGTTGATTTAGTAGCTTCTATAGCAGATGATCCTGAGGCATTAGCTTATATTAAAAAATACATTACAGGTAGACCAAAGCAGTCTAACTTTTTTAGAATTTGTGCTGAGGCAGATATTACCGACAATACAATTGAAGGTGCAAACGCTCCAAAAGCTCTATTCGGAATACTAAACGATAATAGCGATTTAGATAATTTCGAAGCTTATACTCAAGCAGGTCAATTACTTTTTAAAGACCTAGGAGCATCAGGAAACCTACTCAGCAAACTTAAATCCTCTAACATATCCTCAGATAGTATTTCTAGAATCGTTAACTTTGGTGGTTACGAAGGTGGTAGAGGTGTAGGTAAAGGAGAAGTAGCTTTAGCTCTTTTTATTAAAGATGTTAAAATGATGGCTGGCGGTAAAGGAGACTTATCTTGGGCAGGTAGATATCTTGAAGTAAAAGGTTCAAAAGCTAGATTAGGTAAAAGAGACGGTGCAGTAGAAGCTACAGGAAAATTATTTGATATTCTAGAGGAATTAGGGTATGATAATTTTGATAAACCTCATGAGTTTATTTCTTATGCTGCACAGCAAGGTGATAGCGGAGAGGTATTAAATGCCGCTCAAGAATTTTTAGCTAAATTATTCCCTAAGGCTAAAACGAAAATCAGTTCGTATATTTCTAGAGAAAATCTTAAAGACGCAGACGAATTGAGAAAATCAATTCAAAAACTATACATGTGGAATTATGCTATAGGTGAAGGAGTAGATCATTTTATCTTTATTGATACTGGGGTAGGTACATTTGGTAGCTACTTTAGTTTATCACCCGAAGCTTTAGTAGATTTTATCGACACAAACCCTACAAGGTTTAGCGGACCAGTACGTATGTCTAACACAGCTCCACAAGTTTTTGCAAATGGAATTAAATAATAGTTATGAGTCAACAAGATATAAAGAAAATAATCACACAAGAGTATCTCAAGTGTGCAAAGGATCCAGCCTACTTCATGAGGAAGTATTGTCATATCCAGCACCCTACTCGAGGTAGAATCTTATTTAATCTTTATCCATTTCAGGAAAAAGTTTTACACTTATTTAGAGACCACCAATACCTTATTACTCTTAAATCTAGACAGCTTGGTATATCAACTTTAGCTGCTGGATATTCTCTATGGTTAATGTTATTCCATAAAGATAAGAACGTACTTGCTCTAGCGACCACTCAAGCTACTGCCCGTAACTTGGTTACCAAAGTAACGTTTATGTACGACGAGCTACCTAAATGGTTAAAGCTACCGGCGGTTGAAAAGAACAAATTATCTCTTCGATTAAGAAACGGTTCGAAAGTACAAGCTAAATCATCATCACCAGATGCTGCTCGTTCAGAAGCGGTATCGTTACTATTGATGGATGAGGCTGCTTTTATTGAGAACGTAGATGAAACGTTTACTGCAGCTCAACAGACGTTAGCTACCGGTGGACAATGTATGGCGTTATCTACTCCTAACGGTATTGGTAACTGGTTTCACCAGACATGGGAAAAAGCAGAAGCAGGAGAGAATTCATTCTTACCTATTAGACTTCCTTGGACAGTACACCCTGAAAGAGATCAATCATGGAGAGACAGACAAAATGCTGACTTAGGTCCTCGTATGGCAGGACAGGAATGTGATTGTGATTTCTTAGCCTCAGGTGATACTGTGTTTGAACCAGAAGATATGTCTTTCTTTGAAGAAACCTACCAAAGAGAGCCTCTTGAAAGAAGAGGAGTTGACGGTAATTTATGGATATGGGAAGGTGTTGACTATATGAAGTCTTATATGGTTGTTGCTGACGTCGCTAGAGGTGATGCAACTGACTACTCTGCCGCACACGTGTTTGATATTGAAAATGCTGTTCAAGTAGCAGAGTATAGAGGTAAACTGTCTCCAAAAGATTTTGGTAACTTCCTAGTAGGACTAGCTTCAGAATATAACGAGGCGTTACTTGTTGTAGAAAATGCTAACATCGGGTGGGCTACTATTGAACAATTATTAGAAAGAGAATATCGTAACATTTACTATAGTTCAACTAGTAATATGGAATCAGTTGAAACCTATATGCATAAGTATGAAAGAGATAGACTCGTTCCTGGTTTTACAATGTCAATGAAAACAAGACCTCTTGTTATAGCTAAAATGATTGAATATGTTAGAGAAAAATCTGTCACTATTCAATCTAAACGTTTAATGCAAGAGATGCGTGTTTTTGTTTGGAAAAATGGAAAAGCACAAGCACAAGATAGGTATAATGATGACTTATTGATGGCATGTGCAACTGCACTTTATGTACGTGATACTGCTTTAAGATTACGACAGCAAGGTATGGATTTAGCTAGAGCACAACTATCTTCTTTTAGTAATCTAAACTCTCAAAACAGAGCAATTATGACTTCAGTTGGAAATCAGAGAGAAAATCCGTATCTTACTAAAACAGCCTATGGAGATGAAGATCTTAGATGGTTGTTAAAATAGATCTATTTATATATAAAAAAATACCTTAATGGCAGATACTTCTTTATTTGGTAGGTTAAGAAAGCTTTTTTCTAATGATGTAATTGTTAGAAATGTAGGCGGAGACCAGCTCAAAATTGCCGATGTAAATCAAATACAAACAACTGGTAAATACCAGACTAATTCTTTGATTGATAGGTTTAGTAGATTATACATCTACAATAATAAGAATATATTTAACCCTAATCTTAATTATCAAACATTAAGAATTCAATTATATTCTGATTATGAAGCTATGGATACTGATCCAATCATTGCTTCTGCTTTAGATATTATTGCTGATGAAGCAACTCTTAAAAACGACCAAAACGAAATTCTCGGAATCAAATCATCAGATGAAAATATTCAACGAGTACTCTATAATTTATTTTATGATGTTTTAAACATCGAATTTAATTTATGGTCATGGACCCGTAATATGTGTAAGTATGGTGATTTCTTTCTTAAGTTAGAGATTGCTGAAAAGTTTGGAGTTTATAATGTACTTCCTTACACGGTTTACCATATGTCAAGAGAAGAAGGACAAGATCCTGTAAATCCAACTAAAGTATCTTTTAGATTAGATCCTGATGGATTAGCATCATCTCAACATCCTAATTATTTACCTAATAAGAAACAAGGTAAAGAGAGAATGATTGAGTTTGACAATTACGAAATTGCTCACTTTAGATTAATTTCAGATACTAACTACCTGCCTTATGGACGTTCTTATATTGAACCAGCTCGTAAGATTTTTAAGCAGGTAACTTTAATGGAGGATGCGATGTTAATTCACCGCATAATGAGAGCTCCAGAAAAGAGAATGTTCTATATTAATGTCGGTAACGTACCACCTGCAGAAGTAGAACAGTTTATGCAAAAGACTATCAACACTATGAAAAAAACTCCATACATTGGAGATGATGGTCAATATAACCTACGTTTTAATATGCAAAATATGATGGAAGACTTTTATCTTCCAGTTCGTGGAGGTGATACTTCTACTCGTATTGAAACTACAAAAGGATTAGAGTACGACGGTACAACCGACGTTCAATACCTACAGTCTAAATTATTTGCTGCTCTTAAAATTCCAAAAGCATATTTTGGATTCGAAGGAGATCTTTCAGGTAAAGCTACTTTAGCAGCTGAAGATATTCGTTTTGCACGTACAGTAGAGCGTATTCAAAAAATACTTGAATCTGAATTAACGAAAATTGCGTTAGTACATTTATATACTCAAGGTTTTACTGGAGAATCTTTAACAAACTTTGAGATTAAGTTAACTACTCCTTCAATCATATTTGAGCAAGAGAAAATTGCTCTTATGAAAGAGAAGATTGATTTAGCAGTTCAAATGAAAGATTCTAAATTATTCTCATCTGATTATATCTATGAAAATATATTTGATCTATCTGAAGATGAATATATGGATGAGCGTAATTTGATCAGAGAAGATAGTAAGCGTGCATTTAGAGTAGCTCAAATTGAAGGAGAAGGTAATGATCCTGCTAAGTCTGGAGTTACTTACGGTACACCACATGATCTAGCTTCAATGTACGGTAGACGTTCAGTTGCTACCCCTAAAGGCGGAGAACCTGGAGCAGTTCCTCAAGGATACTCAGAACTAGAACCTGAAAAAGACTCAGAATGGGGACAGCCAGGACCTGAAGGTGGAAGACCAAGAGAAAAAGCTTCTGTATACGGCACTAATGCAAACCCTATGGGAGGACGAGACCCGTTAGGAGTACATGGTATGCACGGAGGATTTCCTTCAGATAATGACAATGTAATGGAGAATCTATCTACTCAAGCCGTTTATTATAAAAATAAAGAATCATTAAAGAATATAGTATTTAAAAAAGAGACTAAATCTGAACCTAGTTTACTTAGCGAAGACAATATAAAAGATTTAGGTAACTAGTAGATATTTATAATAGTAAACGTGTATAATGAAAATAAAACATTCAAAATATAGAAATACAGGTTTAATTTTTGAATTACTTGTAAAACAGATTGCAGCTGATACTCTGAATAGAAAAGACTCTGCTGCTGTATCTGTATTAAAAAAATATTTTACAGGTAATACTGCTTTGGTAAAAGAGTTTAAACTTTATGAGTTTATTCTTAAAAACAAAGGAGTAGGTCAAAATAAAGCCGAAACTATTCTTTCTACCATTACGGAGATTTCTCGTAAGATTGACCGTAATGCTTTAAAGAATCAGAAGTATGATCTTATTTCTTCCATCAAAGAAAGCTATAATTTAGACGAATTTTTTGGTATGCAAGTTGCTGATTATAAAGCTCTTGCTTCCCTATACTGTTTATTAGAAGCTCAAAATAACGACGAATTAGTAGACCCTAATTTATTAGTTAATTTTAAATCTACTTTACTAGAGCACTTAACTACAAAGAAACAAGATGTTGAAGAAGTTAAAGATGCTTTGATTGAAGAATATTCTAAGTATGATAAAGATTTAAAACTATTAACTTTTAAAATTCTTTTAGAGAAGTTTAACGATAAGTATAAAGATCTACTTCCGGAACAAAAAAATATATTAAAAGAGTTTATCACCTCTGTTAACTCTCAGGCTAGACTTCGTAATTTAGTAAATGAAGAATTAGCTAAGATAGCAGCAAGTGTAAATAACCTTTCTAATAAAGTTAAGGATGAGGTAGTCAAAATTAAATTAGATGAGGTAGCAAAAGCAATAAAACCTATTTCTAATAAAGATAAGATTACAGATAATCATTTAGTTAACTTAATGCAATATTACGACTTAGTTAATGAACTTAAATCACTATGACAAGATCACAGTTAGTTCATTTAGTAAAAGAAGTAATGCAAGAAGTAAACGAAGCAAATGTCACTAATGTTGGCGGAGCATCATTTACACCCGGTGAAGGCCCACAGTATGCTACTCCAAAAGCTTTTGGGAAGGGTACTAAAGCTAAGCAAACATTAACAAAACAAGGATATAAACAGGTAAGCCGTCCAAAACGGCCATCACATACTAAAGGATTCGATTACTTATAATATGAGACAAGTAACAGCAACAGATAAACTAAAGGCCGTTAACGAAGGTAAAATGGCTAAAAAAGAATTTGTTCGTCAAATGAGACAACAATTTCCTATGTACGTATCTCAATTCAACGGATTTGAAGATACAGTACAAATCCTTAAGAATAGAGGTATGATCTTCGAAGTTAAAATTGAAGAGCAAACCGGGCAGAAAGTGTACGATGAAAGACCTGCTTTGAACTACTCCTTAGACGCTTTAGATAGAGGTATCAGAGCAGAACTTGCTGTACTAGGTATTACACCCGGAGCAACCTCTATTAAAAAAGAAGATATGTTAGCTGCTACCAAAAAAGCAAAAGATAACTTAGAGAAAAATCCTACTCACTACTTAGACTTAATGTCAGGAGAATCCAACAAAGTAGATAAGAATGATAAGCCTAAAGAAGTTAAAAGAGGAGCTGCTGAAAAAGATACTTTTAATGATATGAAAAAAGCTGACTTAAAAGAGAATATTAGCTCAGCTAAAGAAAACATTATTAAAGTAGCTTCTGCTATTAGAGCTGAATACGGAGAAATTCCTGGATTCAATTCTTTACTTAAAGACTTTTTGCAGACACACCAGGAAGATATTAAAGCTGGAAGTGTAATGGATCCTATCGCCGAATTTAATGATTTCGTAGATCTTAACTACGATAGATTAGACGAGAAGAAAGCAAGTAAAGACTATGATGGAGATGGAAAAATCGAATCCGGAAAAGAAGAATACAAAGGATCAAAAGACAAAGCCATCAAAGCCGCAATGGGCAAGCAGGACGAACTTAAAGAGGCTGTCAAAAGTATCATCAAAAAAGTCCTTACCCAAGAGGTAGTTAACGAAGCTGCTACAGCAGAATTATCTAGAATCGGAGAAGACTATGAAGGATTCGAAGGTATGAAATCTGCTATCAATCAGCTAGAGAATATTGTAACAGATATTGAATCATTTTATGATAAGACTAGATCTAAGATTCAAAAAATATATGATTCATTAGGTGATATCAGAAATGAAGAAGGATTAAAAGTAGGAGGATTTATTGCCCCAGCAATTGAAGCTGCTTTTATGAAAGATCTAAGACCTGTAATGAAGAAAGGCTTTACAAACGACTTAGAAAAGCCCACAGTAAAAGTATTATCTAGAGCCGATATTGATGCTCATAACTCAGGTGAAAGACCGTTAGGAGAAACAGAAATGGAAGAACCTAAACAGACTATGTTTACACCAGTAATGGAGAATAAAAAGAAATAAAATGGCACAACTATTAGTAGAAGTCACCCCGTTTAAATCTATTCTAAAGGAATCTAAAGAAAAACCTGGAGTATTCGAAGTTGAAGGTGTAATGCAAAGAGCCACAGCTAAGAATCAAAATGGTAGAGTATATGCTAAGCCTATCTTAGAAAGAGAATGCAAAAGGTATATTCAAGAATTTGTTGAACGTGGCAATGCCTTTGGAGAACTTGATCATCCTGAGTCTCCTGTTGTCTCTCTAAAGAACGCCTCTCACATAGTGAAAGAGCTATGGTGGAAGGGAGACGACCTTATGGGACGTGTTGAGCTATTAAATACACCTGCAGGTAATATCGTAAAAGAGATTATCAAAGCAGGACATACAATCGGCATCTCATCTAGAGGAACTGGTTCAGTACAGCAAACAAATGAAGGTACTTTAGAAGTACAACCAGACTTTGAATTAGTATGTTGGGACTTCGTTTCTAACCCATCAACACACGGTGCGTTTATGAACCCAGTATCATTAAATGAAGGAAAAGCAAAAGCATCTAAGTACGCTAATTTAAATTCTATCATTAACGATATTTTAAGAGCGTAATGAAACTAGCACAAGTCTTATTAGAATCTAAAGAAGAAAGAGGCTTAAGAATTGCCTTAGAGCAACCTCTATTAGAGAATGTTGATATTGTGCCTTCTACTTTATCTGAAGAAGAGCAAGCAGTATTATCTGAAGGAGTTGCAACTATAATTGGTGCAATACTAGCAGCTCCAAAAGTTTTAGAGTATATAGGACGTATAGTACAGTGGGTAGTTAAGATATTTAGAAAACTAGTTGGAAAGCCTTCACCTGAGAATGAAGAAGGTCAAAACGCTGTTGCTGAAAAAATAAAACACGTGGCACATAAGTGGCACGGTATGTATGTATATGTTATTAAGAAAATAGTTAAGCTATCTAAATTTCAACAAGAGTTCTGGGCTCCAGACGGTAAAGAAGACGAAGAGAAGCTAAAACTAGTAGCAGAAGTTATCCTTAATGTAGCAATAGCAGTAGCCGGTATCTTTGCGGTCTACGGAGCTGTAACTTATGCTGCTAAAGGAAAAACAATGATGACTGCTTTAGAGCTAAGCCTAGGTAGTGTTAAAGCTGATGAATTAGCTGTAGCAGTTAAGAAGGTTGGACCTAAGGTAGCTCAGTACCTATAATATTTTTCCTTAAAAGATTAGGTTTTTGTAAACAGTATATATTTATATACAAATATACAGTCACTATACTGTATCTATCTTATTTTAATTTCCTATTGTGGTTCTTAATAACCATAGAAATCCAAAAAAATTATTTAAAATGGCAAACAAAGATTTATTCAAGCAAGCTATTGCTGAAGCTAAATCCGTACGTGAAGCCGCTATTGCCAACGCTAAAGAAGCTTTAGAAGAGACTTTAACTCCTCATCTAAAAGACTTATTAGCTGCTAAACTTCAAGAGATGGAAGATTCTGAAAAAGAAGAAGAAATCAATGAAGTAGAAGTAGAAGAGGAAATAGTAGCCGAAGGTGATGGTTTAGCACCAGTTAAAGAAGCTGAGGATGATTCAGAAGAATCTGAAGACGAGGCTGAAGAAGAAGAAATGCCAGGTCATGAGGCAGGAGAATCAGAAGAAGAGGAAGCTGCCGAAGAAGTAGAAGGAGACGAAGATTTATCTAACCTAACTGTTGATCAGTTTAAAGATATGATTCGTGACATTATCGCTCAAGAAGTTGGCGGTGGT